TTTATCTTATGACAACTCAACAAGAATTGTTTATTGGTATTTTAAAGATGGAGCAGGCAGAACAAGTACAGGGTTTATGTCTCCGTACATTAGCAAAGATGGTAGATATTGCAGGTATGAGAAAGGCAAGATCGTGCCGATTGAAAGGAGAGAATAATGCCAGTAGCAAGATGCAAATATTGTAATAGTTTGCTATTCAATGAAGATATTGGGAGAGAGTATATTCAAATAAATTCTGACATGAAAATACAAAGCAAATTTATTTGTCTTAAATGTGAAATGGAGTTAAGAAAAGAAGATTTCTTTGAGCCATACAGAAGCATGATGAAGTAAAGGAGTATCAATGGACTTAGAACAAAAAGCAATAGAAAGAATCAAAACAGCATCAGAAATGAGTCTTGAGTATTACAAACAACCACTTATCTGTACATACAGTGGTGGCAAGGATTCAGATGTATTATTAGAGCTATTCAAACGTTCTGGAGTTCCTTTTGAAGTACAGCACAGTCACACCACAGCGGATGCACCACAAACAGTGTGGCACGTCCGTGACAATTTCAAGAAATTGGAAGAGGGGGGGATAAAGTGTAGTATTAACTATCCAAGGAAGCCAGACGGAACCAGAATCACAATGTGGAATCTCATTCCTAAGAAACTTATGCCACCTACACGGTTAGTAAGATATTGTTGTCAAGAACTTAAGGAAAACAATGCCAATGGAAGATATATTGCAACAGGTGTTAGATGGGACGAAAGCACAAAACGAAAAAATATGTGGGATGAGTTCGAAAGAATCGGAAGTAGTAAAAAGACAGCAGAAAAATTCAATACAGTAATGCTTAGCAATGATAATGATTCCAAAAGAAGAATCACGGAATTGTGCATGCAGAAAGCAAAAATGACCGTAAATCCTATTGTTGACTGGAAAGAGAAAGATATATGGAATTACATAGATCAAGAACATATATGCACTAATGAACTGTATCAATGTGGATATAAAAGAGTTGGATGCATCGGTTGCCCAATGGCAGGCAGAAAAGGAAGATTAAAGGAATTTTACGACTTTCCAACATTCAAGCTAAATTATATCAAAGCATTTGACAGGATGTTAGAAGTAAGAAAAGCAAAGAATCTTCCTACACAGTGGGAATCTGGAGAAGAAGTATTCCTGTGGTGGATAGAAGATAAGAATGTTGCAGGGCAAAGAGAGTTTAAGGTAGCAGAAAATGGACAACTTATGTGGTAAAGGAAAAAGAATATGGACGTTATAAAACAGATAGATTACATGATCGCTTGCCTTGAAATGGCAAAAAGCGAAATCAATTACAAAAAGAGATATGAAATGAAAATAAAAATGAGAGAGGATAGCGACTGGAACTGGTATGAGAGAAACAGGACACCAAGCAATACACTTATCAAAGAAAATCTTAGAAATGTTGGAAGAACAGGATTCAAGCTTGCGAAAGATTTAGAGGTGGGAGAATGAAAATATATTCAAATCGAGCTGATAAAAATGTGAACTGTATCAGAACAAGCATGAGAACAGAAAAACACAATAGTTTGCACGTAACATTAAATTTTAGGAGAACTGTTGGTGGACCAGTTGCCATGGAAGAAGAAACAGGCAGTGAAGTGATAATAAATTTTACGGATACCTGCGAACTTGAAAATTTCATCATGGCACTGACACAACTAAAGGAAATGACAAAGGGTTACTATGGCAAATGGGAGATTGAAAAAGGTAAAGGAGAACGACTATGACAATAGCACAGCAGGTAGCACACGACTTTTTAGAAAGCATAGAAAAGATGATTACGGCAAATAAATTAGATGTTGGAGTATTAGATACGAAAGTTTCTTATCAATCTTGCGAAGAAGTAATGATGAGTGTGACTGATACAAAAACAGGTTCTATTATTGCAACAATGAGATTAAATTTAAATACAAACAAATTAAAAAGAGAAATGCAGGAAAAAGAATTGGAAAATTATTGCCGTAAAAGAGTGTGCCCTATTTGTATTTTTAAAGGACAAGAACCGTGCATAACGAGAAAAATTAACTATGGAACAGCTACGAGCGAAGAAGTAGAGGAAAGCTATAGAAAGGCGTTAGGTGATAAAGAATGACAAGAGAACAGATGATAGATGTGTTAGAAGATTACTGCAACGGAAATATCTGTGATTCATGTGAATTTTGTAATGACTGTGAAAAAGAAATGGTTTTTTCTGAAATAGTTGACGAAAAACTGAAAGATTATGTAAGCAGAATTGATGAAAAAAATACAGATAAAGAGTCGCAAAATGTATGCGAACTTGTTGGAAAGAGAACGGAGCAGGTAAAAGTTTTAAAAAAAGCAACAAAAATATATTATCCAGATGCAATGAAAGATGTATTACCACTTAAAGAGTTTGTGAAAAACATTACAGATAAAGGATATAAGGTTGAATTAACAAAAGATAATGTTGTCAGTGATACCGTAGTGAATATCTATAAAGAAGTGGAGATGGAAGAATGATATTAAAAATCTTACTTGTTATCATCGGCATTATCTTAGGACTGGTGGGCAGTGGTTTCTGCCAGTCCGCTAAAGCAAGAGATACGATCACAATGACGTTAGAAGATTATAAACACATGGGAGAGATATTACACAGTCTGCCGATAAGAGAACGGCACAAAAGCCTTAAAGGAAAAGACGTGGCGTTATACAGATGTCCTAAATGCAAAAGCTATGTAGCAGAATGGACAGAAGTTTGTGAGTGTGGGAATAAATTAGACTGGGGAGAAAGTGAGGACTTACATGTTAATAAGAATTAGTGAGACAATGGCTATAAATACACAACAGGTTATTAGAATCTATGTCAAAAAAGTATTTGATGGATACGAAGTTATAGGAGAAACACTAGATCATCTATATACTATTAAAAAATGTACAACAAGAGCAAAAGCAGGAGAGACACTGGAAAAAATACTCAGTCAGTACGACAGAGGACAAAGGGTTATCGAATTATAAAGGAGCGTTATAAATGTTGGTACTTACACAAAGTCAACGAATGGTTATAAATGTTGAGTATGTAGATTGTATGTTTATTAAAAAAGAAATAATAAAGAAGCAGGAAAAATACGGTTTATATTGCGTTATGGCATTCGATCAAGAGAAAGTTGCTATTGCATATTATGAAACAGAGAAAGAAGCAATGGAAGAACTCAAATTGATGTTGAATTGTTGGAAACACAAGCAAGATATATATTTTATCAGACAAGAAAAGGCGGTGTTATAATGGGAAGCAATTTCTTCAACAACAGACAGTTACCTGCACAACAACGTAGGGTTAAGAATCGCAGGGATGCAGATAAATTAATACATAGCAGTTACACAGCATTTCTTTTATTGGGCACGATGGCACTACACGATCAATTTGGATTTGGTGGTGCCAGACTTGGGAAATGGATTGATAAAATGAACGAACTAAAAGAATGTTATGAAAAGGGCCTTGTCAGTGTACAGGGCCTACAATCCATGATTAAAAATGAAACAGGAATCGAGATCAAGTTTTAATGCGTTATCAAGGAGTGATTATATGAAATGTGCTTGTATGGGATGCACAGAAGCAACCGGTAGGAGTTGGGATTGCCACACAAGATGTGATGGTTACAAAGAGTTCCAAGCCAAAAACGAGGAAGAAAAGAACGTTACCAAAAGGAAAAATCCTTATTATAAGTCGTTATCAAAAGAAAAATTTATGAAACGGAATGCTTTAAACAGAAACAGGAGGGGAAGAAAATGATTAGTACAGCTAAAGCAATAAAGAAAACCAGAGAAGCACAAGGAATGACACAAAAAGAACTTGCTGAAAGATGCGGTTATACAGTCACTGATATTAAAGCATATGAACTTGGGGAAAAAGAACCAAAACACATTAATCTTATGACTATAGCAGGAGCATTGGGTGTTACGATGTATGAGATGTTTGAAAGAATGGAAGAGATTGAAGAACCAGAGAATCTAAATCTTGATGTTATCAGAAACGCACTAAGTGCCCGTAAAGCTATTGTAGAAACACCATTGGACAAAATAACAGTGATGGCATTTGAAGAGCTTATACAGTACAAAGAAACAGAATTAACACCCGATGAAATTAATGGGATGAAAAAAAGACACGAAAAAATTGACCTTATGGCGACTGAATATGATAATATTTGCGAGAAATACGACAAACTATACGGAAAGGAGCAAATGTGATGTATCAGCAAGAAAAAGAAACACGATTAGATATTGATGATGTCAGAAACGCACTAGAAGCTTATGAAGCTAATATTGTAACACCATTGGACCGCATTATAGTGAAAGCATTAAAAGAGCTTATAGAGTACAAAGATATAGGACTAATACCGCAGGCAATAAAAGATATGGATAAGATGTATTTAGAGAAGTGCCAACAGGTAAATAAACTGACGTGTACTTGCGAAATGTACGAAAGGATGGCTAAAAAGTGAGCAATATATTATTTATAGTAATGTATGGTATTGCAGAAACAGCAATGGTATTATGTGCAGCGGCAACGGTTATATATTTAGGAATTTTTGGTATTTGTCTGGTAAATAGTAAATTGTATGAATTTAAAAAAGATAAAAATGCAAGGAATCTTTTAAAATGTGCAATGTTATCATCTTATGTATGTGTGTTATTCACTATATTTTGTGCGATAATTGCAGGATTTAAAGGAGTTTAAAATGAATAAGCAAGACTTATATACCCTATGTACATTAATACCGCCTATGGACGATTACAGAGGTTACAACATGTATCTATGCGGTAAACGTGACGGATTCAATGAGTGTGTACAGATGTTAAAAGAAAATCTGAAAAGCATCAGAGAGGAGTAGGGACATGAATCGTGATCAGTTCCAAAAGTGGATAGACGAATACGTGAACGGCTCATATATCCCTTATATCCAGTGCAAGGATAAAGAAGAGACTGTTTCAAGTTTTGTGTAAACACAAAAAACTGATATAAGATTAATCAATAGTTATGAGGGTTATGAGTCAAATTTTGACTCATAGCCCTTATCTGCATTATACAAAAGATTTTAGGCATGTCAAATAAACCTGTCTAAAAACACAGATTTTTAATACATATATTTTTCTAATCGTTCTTCAAAAAATATATCTAATTGTGCACGGATCTGGCTCCAGTCTCTTCTGCGACCAGTCCATTTTTTTGTGATGTCCATCGTTGCCAAATAAAGCATTTTTAATAAGCTGTCATCAGTTGGAAATACAGTTTTGCTTTTTGTCACTTTTCGCAACTGACGATTGAATCCTTCGATGGCATTTGTTGTATAAATAAGTTTTCTAACCTGTTCTGGATATTTAAAATAAGTAGCCAGTGTTGCCCAGCGTTCGCTCCATGATTTATAGATTTTTGGATATTTTGAGTTCCACTTTTCTCCGAAATCTTCAAGATTTTCTAAAGCGATCTCTTCCGTTGGTGCAGCATAGACTGCCTTTAGGTCAGCCATTACTTTTCGATTGTCTTTATAAGATACATATCTTGTGGTATTTCGTATCTGATGAATGATGCACTGTTGTATCTCTGTCTGTGGAAATACAGCTTCGATTGCCTGTGGAAATCCTGTCAGTCCATCCACACATGTGATCAGAATATCTTCAACGCCACGATTTTTCAGCCCATTGATGATAGAAAGCCAAAATTTAGCACTTTCATTATCACCCACATACATTCCAAGGACTTCTTTTTTACCATCCATGTTGACCCCAAGAGCGATATAAACAGCACGTTTTACGATACGTCCTTCGCTGCGGACATGATAGTGGATTGCATCCATATAAACAACTGCATAGACTTCTTCCAAAGGTCTTTCCTGCCATTCTTTTACGATCGGAAGGATCTTATCTGTAATCCTGCTGATCGTACTGTCTGATATATCAATGTCGTAGAGTTCTTTCATGTGAGATTCAATATCTCCGGTCGTCATGCCTTTTGCATACATGGAGAGAATCTTTTCCTCCATGTCCTGGGTAACAGTATTCTGATATTTTTTGATTAATCTGGGTTCATATTCGCCATTACGATCACGAGGAACAGCGATTTCCATATCCCCATAACTGGTATGCATGGTTTTCCCAGAATGACCATTGCGACTGTTATTGGTATCTTTATTACGATAATCATATCTGGAATAGCCTAGTTCCTCATTAAGTTCTTCATCCAGAGCACCTTCAAGGATCACTGACATCATATCACGCATGATTGCATTAACATCTGTTCCATTTTTTACACTGATATCATTGTCCTTTAAATATCCTTGCATTAATTGTCTTAATGCTGCTTTTTGTGGTGTGTCTCCTTTTCTTCTTCCCATAAAAAAACCTCCAAACTGAGTAATATTATCTTACATCAGTTTGAAGGTTTACACAAACTTTGGGATACTCCCATAAAGAACACGCATTAAGTTATATAAATGTCTTAGAACGTCTGCCAGTGCCTTTTGACGTGATATAAAAAAGAGCCGTAGGTTAATTCCTACGGCTTATTCTATGCGTTCAAATACAATTCTTTTAATGATTCATTATCTGGATAGTCTAAATCCAACCACTTATCAAAAGCTTCTGGATTTCTCTTTTTCAGTTCATCCATAATCCAACCACGGACCATTCAAGACTAATTGGTATAGCTTCGGTCATGTCAAATTCTTTTATAAGCTGTTCTGTTGATGATTTACTCAGTATAGCTCTTGCGTTCTTTTCTGCGTTCTTAGTCATATTTCCCAACTTTCTACCCTCGTAACCTCCGGGGTGGGTGGCGTATGTTATGCATTGATAAGTTGCTCCCAGTTATGGTGTTCCTTATCGAATTTTTCTAGCTCTTTTTCTCTTTCGTCATAGGCTTCGAGTTCTAAAGCTTCGATTTCTTCCAAGCTAAAACCAAGCTTAGAAAGATTATCAGCTAGTTCATCACAAAGTAAAGAAGCTTCTAAATCTTGACGGTAAATGAAAATTTTTACCGCATTTTTATAACCTCGGATTGCTGAATTTTTAGCAACCTCTTCTTTAAATTTTTTGTCGATTTTTCTACCTCTGTAATAATCCATGATTTTCAACCTCCTAAATTCTTTCTAAAATCTTTTTACAAGCTTCTACATATCCGTCTGGAAGTGTTTCAGTGTTCATCTTCCCACCGTTTGCTCTCCATTCGAGATATTTTTTAACTTCTTCTTTTTCTTCTTCCAGTTCGTAAATAAATTCTTCGTAGGAAACGAAGTCCTCATTTTCGACTAACTTTTCAATTTCTTTTCTTAATTCTTTCATCTTCTTTTCTCCTTTTTAAATGCTTTTCGTTTATCTTTAACTATAGTATAAATGATTTTAGTTTAAATGTCAATGATAAAAATAAACTTTTTTCGTTTGACATATGATATATTTTAAATTATAATGATTTAAAAACAGAAAAGAGGTGTGGTTGATGGAATACAATATAAACTTTACTTACAAGGACAACAAGCAATTAAAAGAAATCTACAAAGAACTACTAAAAAGGAACGGCATGACAATGACAGAAGCGTCACAGCTCTTAGGATTGTCAACACCGCAGCAGCTAAACAACAAATTTAATAATAAAAAAGTATCCTTAAGTGATTTAAAGGATTTTTTGGGTATAATGGGATATGATTACGAGATAATAATAAAAAAGAGATCTGGGAGCTTTTGAGTTCTTCCAGATCTCTTTTACTATGCAATTCTTGAAACATTGGAAGTCTTTACTTTTTCGCTTCCATATTTTCTTTGGATGTCCTCGAAAGACATTTTCTTTTTATGCCACTTTCCAGATGGTTCTGTTGAGAAATGCCATTTCTTGCGATTTTTAGACCACTTAAAGCCTAACTTCTTTAGTTCTTCTTTGTACGGGAATGTATTACCGTCTACCCATATCCAAGAACCTACCACTTCGATATTGACACCGTCGAAAGAAACTATATTATTAATTACATTTCTTAAGGCTTCGTCTGCCTTGTAATCAAATGTATTTTTCTTTTCTTCTTCTGGTGTTTGCCCTGCTTTGAACATGTCAAACAGTTTCTTGTATTCGGCTGTAATCTCTTGACATGTAACAACGTCTCCGCCGTTGTCTGGGTGGTTGGCTACCATTAATTTTTTGTATTCTTTTCTGAGTTCCTGTAAGTTTTTGGCTGTAAAATATTTCATGATAACACCTCCTAAGTTGTCTAGCAGAGACTTATAAAATCTCTGCTAAACTAATAACTTGTGATTCTGATAAATTATCCATAACGATTTCATCTCCTTTGTGAAGTTCAAATCTGTCTGGAAAAGTTCCGAACCATCCGTCAAACTGATTGTCAATGTAGTATCCTTTTGATTCCAATTTTTTGATTGCTTCTTTCATCTTATTATCTCCTTTTCTGATTGCTTTGTTCTCTTAACTTACTTTTATTATACATAAAATCTATGTATGTGTCAATAGAAAAGTACATAAAATTTATGTATAAAATTCTTGATGTAAAATTATGAGTATGATATAATGATGTAAAAGGAGGAAAAAACGATGATAAAATACAAATTAGATGTACAGGAAGAATTGAAGAAAAAAGGGTATACTTCTTATATAATAAGAAAAAACAAGTATTTAAGCGAGGGAACACTTGCAAAGATAAAGCGAGGAGAACCAATAAATATGAAAAGTCTTAATGCTATTTGCTGCATGCTTAGAAAAAATGTAGATGATGTAATTGATATAGAAATAACAGACGATGAAAAGATAAAATATTTTATCTGAAAAGTGTTGACTTATACATAAATATTATGTATAATAAAGACAGTTAAAGGAGATCAGCAAAAAGAAAAGGAGTGTTGAAAATGAAAGAATTAAAAATTAAAAAATAAAAAATTAGTATTAGCGGCAATCGCAAGAGAAATGAACTTCTGGTATGACGTGTCTTTGAAAACAGACAGCGAAATTACAAAAGAAGAAGCAGAAAAGAAAATTATCGGACTGCATGAAGCATACTTTGAAATCCGAGGAAGCAAGGGGCATGTTTCTTACGTTGCAGGAGTAGACGAAGAAGCAGGAGATGTTGACAGCATGTACAATCTTGTACTACAAAGGCATTAATAAAAAGAGTGTAAACAAAGGCACTTCCCGCTATGGTATAATTATATTAGATAATAACCATAGTCGGGAGGTGTCTTTTTTGATTAATAACAAACTAAAGAATTGCTGTAACGATTGCGTACATTGTGAGATCGTGACGGAGACAAAGAGAAGAGCTATCCCAGAGGATAAGACGGAAGTGGTACTTGTAAATATAAAGTGTAGTCACATGTGTGTATGCAGTAGATACCAGAAAGAGGTGCAGGATGGAAGATGAAAGCCTGTGCTGTGCAGGATGCAAGAATACACTATATGCCAGAGGGAATATGTACTGCACTAAGGATAACGGCAAGAGATTGATAAGAGACAGATATTTGACTGTATGTGATGATTACAAGACAGCAGGACCGACAACAAAAATATATACAAACGAAAGGACGTGAGACAATGGGAGCAGGTGGTAGACCGCCTAAATATAAAAGTGTAAAAGAAATGCAGAAAAAGATAGATGAATACTTTGAAAGCTGCGAGGGAAAACCATTAGTCATTAATGGGGAACAGCAGTACAACAAACAAGGGTATCCAATCATCCTTGACAGAAAGCATCCTACGATAACAGGATTAGCACTTGCGTTGGGATTCAGTGGCAGAAGTGATCTACTGTATTATCAAAAACATAAAAAAGACAGTGATAAGTTTTACGACACCATCACGCGTGCGAAGAGCAGAGTTGAAGAACAAATGGAAGAAAGTTTGTTTCATAAGGACAGCTCAAACGGCGCACAATTTGCACTGAGAAATAATTTTAAAGACTGGGATGCAGACAAGAAACAGGAAGAGAGTAAAACAGAGGGAATTACGATCGTGAACAACATCCCTAGAGAGTAAAGGAGCGGTTACATGGTTAATCTAACAGATGTGATTGCTCCATCTTTTTATAAGGTACATTGGGACATTCAAGACGGCAAGCATACCTATTATGATTTGTACGGTGGTCGTGGTTCTTGTAAGTCCTCGTTTGTCGGAACTGAAACCGTGCTTGGAATGATGCAGGATGCAGAGTGTGGAGAATTTACAAATGCAGCTATTTTTAGAAAAGTCGGAAACACGCTAAGGGACAGCGTGTATGAACAGATACAATGGGCTATAGATGCATTAGGCGTTAGTGATCTGTGGGATTCTTCTCTGTCCCCTTTACAGCATGTCTACAAGCCGACAGGGCAAAAGATACTGTATAGAGGACTAGACAAAGCAAAAAAGACAAAGTCCGTGAAAACTTCCAAAGGATATATAAAATACCTGTGGTTTGAAGAGTTGGACGAGTTCGCAGGCATCGAAGAAATTAGAACGGTACAACAGTCTGTTTTGCGTGGTGGTTCTAAATTTGTTGTGTTCAAAACGTTTAATCCGCCAATCTCTGTAAATAACTGGGCTAACAAGTATGTAGCAGAAGCGAGAGAAGACAGCTATAGGCACATGAGCGACTACAGAAGCGTGCCTGCTGCCTGGTTAGGGCAGCGGTTTATAATGGATGCCGAATACCTAAAAGCAACAAATGAACGAGCATACAAGCATGAGTATCTGGGAATCCCTGTAGGACTTGGTACAAATATATTTGAACTATTAGAAATCCGCACGATCACGGATGAGGAGATAGCAAGGCAGGAGAGAGTATACCAAGGGCAGGACTGGGGCTATTACCCAGACCCGAAAGCATTTGTACGATGTGCATACATGCCTGCATCACAAAAAATCTTGTGTATAGACGAATTAGGCGGTCAGAAGATAAGAAACGCCGCTATGGCTAAATTGATAACAGACAGGGGATACAACGATTATACTATCTCCTGCGGAGCAGATGAGATTGAAAGCATTTTAGACTTTAGAGACGCAGGACTTGTTGCAAATAAAACAAACGTCTATCCGGGGAGTCGCAAATATTCTTTTGAGTGGCTACAGTGTAGGACAATTGTAATGGACCCTGCAAGGACTCCACGGCTCTATAAAGAGATAATCGAGTATGAACACGAGGTGGACGACAACGGAGACATAAAAGCAGAGTATCCAGACGGCAACGACCATTGGATAGATGCATTAAGGTATGCGACAAGTCCAATGAGCATGAGACGTGGAGAGAGTGCATAAGGAGATAAATAAATGATAAATCTAAAAGACGCAAGATGTGTAAAAATCGGAAGTGTGCTGTTACATGTAAGTGATATTACAGAGATAGCATGGCATCATGGGATTGTAGAGATAAACGTAAACAGTGATCTAATGCAAGCAGACATAAAAACAAATATAAAAAATGTCGAGCTTGTGACGGTGGAATAGATGGGTATAATAAGCAGAATGAAAGAGATATTAAGTGCCCTTTTTAGACAAAGGGCAAGAGAAGAATTTAAGATAGACACTGTGACCAGTCCAGAGATGCAGAGAGTGATTGAAAAGTGTGCATACATCTATAAAGGCAGTCCGTACTGGTTAGACAAGGACGAGCATATAAAGACTATCAATTTTGCAAAAGCAGTGTGTAGTGAGACAGCACGCCTTGCTACACTTGCGATAGGCATAGAGATAGATGGCAGTGCAAGAGCGGATTGGTTGCAGGAGCAGATTGAAAAGGAATTAGAGCAGGTACGGCACCATGTAGAATATGGCTGCGCATACGGTACAGTTGTATTAAAACCTAACGGTGCAAGTGTGGACTTGATTACACCAGAGAATTTTATAGTAACAGACGAAAGCAATGGAGAGATTCAAGGGATTGTATTTGTACATCGTGAAATCTCAAGTGATGGCAAGACGTATTACACAAAGCTAGAGTATCATAGGTACATCGAGGACGTGTATCAGATTACAAATCGTTGCTATGCTTCTAAAGATGCAAACGATACAGGAAAGCCGATTGACATAGACGAGACACCTTGGCGTGGAGAACTAGAAGATGTAGGACTTGCAAATCTGAACGGACAACGCCTGTATGCAGTCTTAAGGACACCGCAGGCGAACAACGTTGATCTACATTGCAGTTTAGGACTGCCGATTTTTTACGATGCGATAGAAGAACTTAAAGACTTAGACACTGCATACAGCAGGAACGCAACAGAGATATTCGATAGCCGAAGAATGTTGTTACTAGACTCCGACAAGCTATTAGAGACTGGTACAAGGGTAAATAATACACAGGATGGATTTGAGAGAAGCAAGAAGCGGTTAAGACTGCCAGAGTACGTCAAGAATGTAAATAGCTCAGACATTAAAGGATTCTATCAAGAGGTAAACCCAAGTCTCAACACGGATACACGATTGACAGGAATCAATGCATTGTTAAGCCAGATCGGCTATAAATGCGGATTCTCTAACGGATACTTTGTGTTTAACGAAACAACAGGCATCCAGACAGCGACAGGAGTTGAAGCAGAGCAACAGAGGACGATACAATTTGTTAAGGACGTAAGAGACAAATTACAAGCCTGCATGGATGATCTGATTGCAGCACTTAATATATTTGCTGATCTGTACAAATTAGCACCAAGCGGACCGTATGAAACCGTGTATGACTTTGGAGACATTACATATAACGAAGATGAAGATAGAGCGAGATGGTACAGCTATGTTACTTCCAACAAGATTCCATTCTGGTACTATCTAGTTAAATTTGAGGGATTCAGTGAAGAAGAAGCAAAAGCACTTGAAGAAGAAGCACAACCGAAAGAGCCAGACTTATTCGGTGCAAGCGGAGAGGAGTGAAAGCATGGGAAAGTACAGGATTGAAAAATACCTTGAATACCTTAATGGCGAAGATGTAAAACTGCCCGAACCATTTACAAAACAAGAAAAGCTGTTGTACAACATCTGCGAAAAAGGAGTTACAGGCAGTACAGAAACAGACAAAACATTATCGCAAGAGGGCAAGCCTGCGGATGCGGCAGTAGTTGGGAAGATGCTAGATGCGGCACTAATGGTAAAAGACCCCGAAGAATAGGCGGTGGATTATGCTAACGCCAGATTACTTATGGTATGTGCCAGAGAAAGCAGAGAAGCAGGCAGAAGAACTGCATAATAAGATTGTATCCGTCATTATCGAACGAATGATGATAAGGCTAGGACGTGGGGAAGATTACCTTTTTACTCCTATTGACAAGTGGCAGATGGATGTATTGCAGGATGCAGGGTATATCTTGCAAGCGGTACAGGCAGAGATAGCACAAACGACAAAGATAAGTATTGCAGAGATCGCACGCACTATGAAAGAAGCAGGAATCAAGGCTCTTGAATGGGATGATACAATCTACAAGAAAGCAGGTCTTGAACCAACACCACTCGGGGAAAGTCCTTATCTACAGAGACTGTTGAAAAGGAATTATGAAAAGACCAAGGGAGAGATGTATAACTTTACTGGCACGATGCCGAACGCCTGTCATGATAATTACATTAAGGCAGTGGATAAAGCATATACACAGACTGCAAGCGGTACGACAGGGTACACACAAGCGGTTAAAGAAGCTGTTAATAACATTATAGACAAAGGGGCAGACGTAACTTATCCAAGTGGACGCAGAGACAGCATAGAGACAGCTACGGCAAGAGCAGTCCGTACTGGTGTAAGCCAGATGGCAGCAGATATTACAGACGCACGTATGGACGAGATGAACTGGGATATAATTCTCACGTCTGCACATTTAGGAGCAAGAATTGGAGACGGTGGAGACAACTTGACCAATCACTTCTGGTGGCAAGGCAAGTTTTACAGCAAAAGCGGTAATGACCAAAGATTTCCGCCTTTTTCGGTCTGCGGTATGGGAAATGTGCAGGGAATCCATGGGGCAAACTGTCGACACTCCCACGGTCCGGGGGATGGAATAAACAATCCGTTTGAGGACTACGACAGCGAAGAGAATCGCAAAGAATATGAAAAACGGAAACGACAGAGAGAGCTTGAAAGACGTATCAGAAAGACGAAACGACAGTTAATCGGCATGAAAACGGCTGTGGATAATGCAAAGGACGAAGCCTTAAAGCACGATCTTGACATAGAGTATCAGAAAAAGGCGGCACTATTGCAGAAGCAGAACAAAGCCTACAATGATTACTGCGAAGAGAACAATCTTAAGAAGCAGAGCGAACGACTAAACACGGCAGACTGGAACAGGAGTCAAGCATCATCAGCACGAGGTGCAGCGACACGATACAACAATGCACGAGGTAAATAATGGATACTATAAACAAAATTATGGTAGCCTGTGGGTGGATTATAACAATTGGTAGTGCGATAGGAGTCTTATATACTGCCTATAAGCATTACAAGAAGCCTACGGACGATATGAAACATCGAATAGATCATATAGAGACAGATATTAAAGAAATTAAACAAAAGCTAAATAGTGACTACAGTGCTATTAATAATCAACGTGATGATATGAACCTAGTCATGAAAAGCATGTTTAATTTGATTGAGAACAAGATCACAGGAAATAACATTGAGGGTCTAAAAAAAACCAGAGACGATCTGATAAATGCGTTGACAACACACGACAAACAGTGAGGTGTTTGCTTTTGAAAGTATATGATTTTACCGTACCCGAACTAAATATGTTCCGTACGTATTGCAACTTCACAGATGTTGAAAGAACATTGTTCGAGTATCGGGCAAAGAATATACCACTAGAGAAATGTGCAGAGCTTATGAACGTAAGTCTGTCTACAGCAAAGAGAATCAGCAGGAGAGTTAATAACAAGATTATTAGAGTATGTTAAGGAGAATAAATAATGAATTTTAAAGAAGCATTTAAAGCAATGAAAGCAGGAACAAAAGTTAAACTTCCATCTTGGGGCGGATATTGGTTCTGGGATGCAGAAAAAGAAACTATCATGATGCAGTGCAGACCGAAAGACACAGATAAAGGACAGGGAGATTTACTTGATATTAGAGAGACGCAGAGAGTTGAATATACACTTTCTAACATCTTATCTAATGAATGGATTGTGGCAAATCCAGAGAACTGTCCTGTGCTTGGTGGAATGGCTACATTTAGTTTTGGGGATGCTATTAAGTACATGAAACGTGGTTTGAGGGCTGCGAGAAAAGGATGGAATGGAAAAGGGATGTATGTATTTTATGCCTCTGATTTTCAATTTGGAACAAAAGCAGACTTATCAGAGTTTAATCCTACAGAAGATCCAGAATGTACAGAAAAAAATAAAGTATATGTATATGATTGCCTAGTTCTCAGAACCGCTGATAAAAAGTTACAGCCTGGATGGTTAGCATCACAGAGTGATATGTTGGCAGAAGATTGGATGTTTATTGATTAAAAAAGATGGTATTGAAAAGGCAAAAATCCATGATACAATATAAATGTAACAAGTAATAAGTTGTTGAATAAATCATTATAAGATTTTCTTTTAAGCTTTAAATGAACATGGTTTATTTCGGAGATACTTTTTCATGTTATAATACTTTAATCCTTTTCTTATTGTTTTGTTATGTAATATAGTACGGTGGATTCCTCACGGAGTCCGTGGAAGTATAACTCAGTTGGTCAGAGTAGTCGGCTCATAACCGACCTGTCACAGGTTCGAGTCCTGTTGCTTCCATTTGCTCACTATTGTGAGCATGAGAAATCATTTTTGAATTTCCTCAATTTTTTGGTTTAAATTTCATTTTTCAACACGACACCTTTTTTCATCAATTGGTGTTCCTCAATCTTATCCTTATTGTTCAAGCACCATGACCCCTATCATGGTGCTAATTTTTTAATTTAATATGATACTTTTATGAGACTTTAACGACCTGTTAGAGTCTCTTTTTTAATGCGATAATTTACACATAAAAGGGAGGTGGAAGAGTGAACGGATATAACTATAATCCTTATGCACCAATGTATCAGCAGGATACAATGCAGTTGCAGGATAGGCTAAATCAGTTACAGCAAATGCAACAGCAGTACAATAAACCAATGCCAGAGACACAAGTTCCAACACAGAATGTTAATTGGATACAAGTTGCAGGCATAGAGGGAGCAAAGAACCAGATCGTACAGCCAGGGGCTACAGCATGGATGATGGATAACAACGCACCTTTCTTTTATGTAAAGAGTGTAGATGGAATGGGCAGTGCAACTTTTAAGGTATTTAGATTCGAGGAGATACCGCCAGAAGCCACGCAGAACGCCCAAAAACAAAATGTAAACTATGATAATAGATATGTTACAAGAACAGAGTTTGAAGAACTTCTAGCAAAGCTAGGAGAGCAACCAGAGAAAGGAGAGTTAAGCAATGAGTAATCCTTTAATGAACATGATAGGCGGTATGATAGGAAACAACAACCCTATGCAAATGGTACAGCAGGTAATGGGCATGGTAAGAGGGTCTAACAATCCGCAGTCTATGGTTGAGAGCATGGCACAGACAAACCCTGCGATCAAGCAGGCAATGGAAATGTGCAAGGGAAAGAACCCACAAGAAGTGTTTAATAGCCTATGCCAACAGCAGGGCATGAATCCACAGGATATTGTGGACAAAGTGAACAAATAGATATTAAGCGGTGCACAGCTTGGTAAATAAATTTATGGAGGACAACAACAATGAATGAAGCAATGGGACTCACTGCGGCAGATGTAGCGGCAGTGACAAGAAATGACGGATATGATAACGGCTTCGGCAACGGTGGTTGGTGGATTTGGATTATCTTAATTGCTTTCCTTTTCTGTGGTAACGGATGGGGAAGAAATAACGATACCGCAACGACCGCAGGCGAAAATGCTTTCTTATCCGATGAGTTTGTTAAGAGAGATATTTTCAATACAAACCAGAACGTATCTAATACAGCTTGTCAGACACAGAGAGACGTATTAGAAAGCAGATACACAACACAGTTAGGATTACAGCAGATGCAGGCACAACAGCAGGCTTGTTGCTGTGAAACACAGAAAGAAGTGTTACAGAACCGCTATGATGCGGCTTTAATGGCCCAGAATATGCAGGCACAGATGGCACAGTGTTGCTGTGATATTAAGGAAACAATCCTCGCAGACGGACAGGCTACACGCCAGTTGATGCAGGACAACACAATCCAGAATCTTAGAGATAAACTTGCGGACAGAGATAGAGACTTACAGTTATCTAACTTCCAGATTTCGCAGGTATCACAGACTAAGAACATTGTGGATGCTGTTAGACCATTCCCAACACCTGCATACATTACAGCAAGTCCTTATGTATCCTATAATGGGTATGCATACGGTGGTTGCAACTGCGGAAGTGTAAATGTGTAAATAAATCAAGCTTGTTGGAAGAATCCATATCTACTAAGTAGACTAGCAATATATTGACGATAGGGTGTCGGGTTCGGCATCCTATTTTTGTTTAGGAGGGAAAATTATGTTAAATGCGGTAAATGTAGCACAGCAGGATGTAAACAGTGGTGCAAACGTACTATTTGCGAATACACGATATAGTAGCAGACGTTGTACTTGTAATTATGGGTGGCTGAATCATGTAGAGGGGTCTGGTCTGTTTACGTTAACGAATAGATCAAACTGTCCTATGACTGTAGAGGTAGAATTTAACGGAAATGTATCCGCTAATGCAGCAGGAGCAACGGCACTTGCTGTAGAGCTTAACGGAGAAGCTATTGGTGGAACAGAAATGGACTATACAGTAGTTACAGCGAACACATTTCAGAACGTGGGAGCAACAACGGTTGTAACTGTACCATCTTGCGGTAGCTTAATCGTAAGCATCGGAAATGTAGGAACAACAGCGGCAATAGTAAAAGATGCGAATATTATTATAAAGCGTATCTCTTAAGGAGGTGCGATCATGATTGAATTTACAAACAATCTTGAAGTAACAAAAACAGAAGATATCTTTGACGAGATCAACAAAAGATATGTAGCGGCTATGATGATGCACGGTCAAATGGCAGATTATTTCAACTTCTTAGGTTTGAAAGGCTACAAAAGATTACATGAATACCAGTTTCTTACAGAAAGCTTGGAGAGACGTGAAATATGCAGGTATTTTGTAGATCATCACGGCAAGCTTTTAAAAGATTCTTTTAGCGGTACTATAAAAGTGATTCCCGACTCTTGGTATACAGCCAGTAGACTAAGTATCGGAAAATCCACAAAGCAGAAAGCCGTAGAGGATGGTTTTATAGAGTATCACAACTGGGAGAAAGAGACAAAAGAAGCCTATGAGAAGTACGCACAGCAACTTAGAACGAACGGAAACGTATCGGATGCACTATTTGTAGAATGTCTGGTAAAAGACGTATCTAAAGAGCTAGAAACGGTTGAAAAGATGGTTACTGATCTAATCTCTGTAGGATACGACATGGTGTATATTACAGAGACACAGGACTGCATACATGAGAAATACAAAAAGAAGCTTAAGGAGGTCAAATTATGAGTGAAATCAAACATGTTCTGGAAGAACAGCTAGAAAGAGAAAAAAACTCAGCATTAAAACAGCTCACAACATCTAATCTTGATGCAATGTATAAGATTACAACAACATTATGCAATCTTGAAAAGATGGAGCATGGAGACATAGCGGAAACCGTCATGGATGCAGGAGAGAATCTTATTAAGAAGTACAGCAATGGCAAGTATGATAAAAATATAGATGCATTGTATGACAACTACTTAAGCGCTAAAATGGCATACAAAGAAAACGGAGATCAAGGACACCGTGATAAGCTTATGGAATCGGTCGGTAGATTGATGGTGGAAGTGTATGATATGCTTTCTTCTATGGTTATTGATTCCGACTTTATGGACGAGAGAAAAGAGATACAGCGACAGATAAAGAAACTTGCGGAAATGTAAAAAAAGAGGGTATTGAAACGGCATATTTTAGGGTTTACAATAAATATGTAGGAATTATGCAGATTTGCTACAGCCTCCTTGTAAGTACAGAGTTTTTTAAGCGTTTTTGATTACATGACGACAGGAAAAGAGTTCGAGGCTCGAGTGGGGTTCAAGTCCCCACATTTCTTTTACCTTGACTTAGGTATATAAGTCTTAATCCATTACCGCAGACATAGCGGTATACAAACAATGTAGGAGGATATATATGCAGAATTACGAACAGATTTTAGCAGAATTAGGAATCGAAATCCCAGAAGAGAAAAAGGCAGAGCTTAAAAAAAGACATGCCGAAAATTACAAGACTGTAGCTGACTACAATAAACAGGTAGAGAAAAAAGATGAATACAAAACATCTTTAGACGATGTACAGACCAGATTAGCTGAATTAGAGAAAGAAGATGTTGACGGTCTTAAGACTAAGATTACAACATTAACACAGGAGCTTGCAGACGAAAAAGAAGCAAGAGCAAAAGAAGCTAAGCAGACAGAGTTAAGAGACAAGGTAAAAGATTTCTTATCTGATAAAAAATTTGTAAATGCAATCACAGAAGACTCTATCCGTTCCCAGATGATTCAGAAGTTAGAAGAAGAGAATGGGAAAAATGCAGAAGATGTATTTAAAGAACTTACTACTAAAGATGGAAAACCAATTGAGAACATCTTGGTTGACGAAAAGAAAGTACCAGATGTTAAGATCCCAAGCTTTACAACTAAGTTCAATAGCGGAGAGCAGAAAAAGGGAACACAGAAGTTAAGGGAAATGTCTTTAGACGACAGAATGAAGCTTAAGGCAGAGGACCCAGACTACTATGCAACCTTATTAAATGACAGATAGATAATACCGACTCACAATATGGAAGTGAGCCGCTAACCTAAAAATCCCTTAATAGTTGTAGGTAGATGGGACAAAGATAAGTCCTTATCTATTCTTATTTAGGGTAGAAAGGACTTTTTTTATGCCAAGAACAGGATCATTTGGTGGTTTTGATTTTGACCCAGAGGTTTTTTCTGAGTTTATGTCAGAAAATCCAACATGGAACGATGCGATTATTGCATCTGGTGTGTTAGCACAGGACAATACAATCATGGACTTAATTGGAGAAAAAGGAAACGTTGCAACAATTCCTTTTTATACACCGATTGATGAACAAGACTCACAGGCTTTGAACAACGATGGAGAAACAAACAATACACCTGTTGAAATCACAGGAAAGAAACAGACTTGCATGTTAATTCAGAGAATGAAAGCTTGGAAAGCAAAAGACTTTACAAAAGAGTTAACAGGTGCAGACCCTATGACTCATGTTGCAAACTCTGTTGCAAGCTTCTATAAGCAGGTAAGAACACGCGACTTAATGACTACAGTTGATGCAGTTTTAAGCCTGTCTGGTATGGAAAACCATATTACAGACTTATCTTTAACTGGCGAGGGCACTGTAGGAGATGCAAACAAAATTGACGATACGACACTTATCTTTGCACAGCAGAAAGCTTTAGGAGATTCCGCTGACAAGATGGGATTACTTGTATTAAACTCTTACATCTACGCAAAATACAAAGCAATGGGACTTGTTGACTACAATAAATACACTATTGCTAACGCAGTAGAAAGAGAAGTAAATCTTCCTACAATCGGTGGATTTATCCCACTGGTAACAGACAGATTTACAGTTGATACAACAGGAACAAACCCAGTATACAAAACTTATATGCTTGGTACAGGTTCAGTATTGACTTGTGATAAGACAAACTATGAAAATCCTTATTATACAAACTATGACCCAGAAACATCTGCCGGTATTGAAAAGCTGTATACAAAACAGGGTTATGTATTACATCCTAACGGATTTTCTATTAATGCTAACAAGATTGCAAAAGAGTCTCCTACAAATGCAGAGTTAGGAACTAAAGGAAACTGGTCTTTAGCATTTAACCAGAAGAATATCCGCATGGGTGTTATTAAATCCAACGGATAAAAAGGAGTGTGATATCATGGCATACATTGACTATGAATATTACAAAACCCTTTTTGGAGAGAAAGCAATCCCAGAAGCAGACTTTAATCGTCTGGTCTGGGATTCTTGCAAGAAGATAGATAATGCCACGACTGGTGTTGACAATGTGAAGAAACTTAAGATTGCTTTTCCAACAGATGAAGATGATGCAGAAGCAGTTAAAAGATGTGTTTGCGAACTTCTGTCAATCACATATAAGATTGAACAGGCAGAAACGAGAGTTGAAGCATCACAGGGTTATATCACATTAGAAGATGGGACAGTGATGAGCAAGCAGGTAGCATCTAAGAGTGCAGGAAACGAGAGTATAAGCTATGTAACTTCCAGTAACGCAGGTACGGCTACATTGATAGATAAGTGTCTAGCGGATAAGGAAGCACAAAAGCAGTTATACTCTGACACAATAAGAGACTACTTATCGGGTGTCACAGATGCCAACGGAGTAAGTCTACTGTATATGGGAATGTACCCAACGGAGTATTTATGAAAGATTGTAAAGTAAATGTTTTAGGAATTACATATAAAATCAGATTCAGACACGAGAACGAAGATGAAAAACTACAAGAATTGTCTGGTTATTGCGATTATTCAAATAAAACAATAGTCGTTGCAATTTTTGAAAAAAGTGTTGATTCTGTGAATAACATTGAATCGGTTCAAAAAAGTGTGCTTAGGCATGAGATTATGCACGCTTTCTTATATGAAAGTGGTTTAGATGGGCAGTCTTGCAACGTAGATTGTTGGGCAAAAAATGAAGAAATGATTGACTGGTTTGCTTTACAGTCTAAAAAGATTTTCAAAGCTTTTAAAAAAGTAGGGGCATTATAGACAGGGGGATACGATGTATAACGATACAATCACACTTTTTAATAGGTATGAAAGTAAATTAGGAGATACATGGTATCCCTCTATTTTGCATAATACGAACCTAAACATGGATAAAGCAAGCATCATTGCAAAGTACGGTTCTGATTCACAGGACAATGCTGCATTAAACGTGCAGTATGCCTTAAAAGACGGTCAGAAGATGGTAGGCAGTAAATTATGGCTACCACCTAAAGAATGGCGTAAACAGACGAATGATAAGCTGCCACAGGCACTTACATTTAGTTCTAAAGCGAATGCCTTTGACTTTTTTATCGTTGGAGAGTGGGACAATGAAGAACCAATCGCAGATGATGATTATATAGATGGATTCTACGAAGAAACGAAACTCAAATATGATTATGTCTTTGCAATCACTGGAAGTGCCTTTTACGACATAATTCCGCACTTTGAGGTAATGGCTAAGTAGGTGGTTATATGGCTAAAAAGAAATTAGGAAATGTTAATGTGAATACACAAAACATGAGAGCTAATATCAGTTTGGCGAGATTTGATGAACAAATACAAAGTGCTCAATATTGGTTAGATAGTCAAGTTATGACGGATATGGTCCCATATATGCCACACGAAACAGGTACATTTATTAATACCACAAGGGCTAGAAGTGCTTCTTTAGCAGGGACAGGACTTGTTTGTGCAGGTGCAGGACCTATGGGACGATTCTTGTACATGGGAAAAGGCATGGTCGATGAATTAACAGGTTCTCCATGGGCGAGAAAAGGTGCTAAGAAAGTCTTAGTATCAGAGTTCGCAGGAACTACAAATGCAAAAGAAAACCTGTCCTATTCCAATCCTAAAGCCACTCCAAAATGGTTTGAGACAGCAAAGAAAAACCACGGCAAAGCATGGGTTACTCATGTTAAGAAGCAAGCAGGAGGTAACTAATGGCAGAAGAACAAAAGCCAGTCAAGTACGATATTGATGGTTTTGACGTGATCACAACAGCATTGCAAGAACTGGTAAATCAATTCCCAGAATTAAGAGAGGGAGACGAAATTGCATTTTCTACATTAGATGATGCAAGCGGAAAAGCAATGTTCCCAGTAAGCGGTGCAGTGATTGAATCAGAAAAAGAGAGTATCACTGGTCACGTCACACAGGTTTGTCTGTATCCATTTTGTGTGATCTACCGTATAAGCGGTGCTAATGCAAAACGTAAGGCAGACACGAAAGAGTGGTTGGATAACCTTGGTAAATGGTTGGAAAAGCAAACAATCACAATTAAAAACAACACATATAAACTAGAAGAATATCCAGTGTTGACAGGCAATCGAAAGTTTTTAACGATTGACAGACAGACACCTGCATATTTGGACAGTATAAACGAAAACAAGTCTGAGAATTGGGCTATCAATATTTCTGCCCGATATCAAAACGACTTTGATAGATAAATTAACTATTAACTGGTCTACGACAGGATGTAGATCACTGACCTTGAAAAGATAAAGGAGAATCATAATGGCAGTTACAACAGGTAAAATTGACCGTAAGTATATGGCTCATTTCTTAGATGCAGGCTCTTTGTGCGGTGGTAAAACACCATCCTATGAACGTCTTGGAAAAGACTTAGAAGAGTACAATGTCGAACTTAATCCAGATACAGAAACAAGTAAAAATATTATCGGAGAATCTACATTCAAACACAACGGATATGAGGTTTCCTCAGAAGCCGACCCTTATTATGCAGAAGCTGACAGCACATTAAGCCAGAAGTTGCAGGAGATCATTGATAATCGTTACAAAGACGATAATCTGAAAACTACCGCAGTAGAAGTACACCTATGGAAAGAAGCATCAAGCGGAGCTTATGAAGCATACGCAGAAGATTGTTATATTGTTCCAACATCCTACGGTGGAGACACAAGTGGTTACCAGATCCCATTTACAGTTAACTACGCAGGAAACCGCAGAAAAGGTACTTACAACGTAACATCTGGAACATTTTCAGAAAGTGCTACACAGGACTTAAAAGACAACAGCAAAGCAGTTTTATCATAACAAGGAGTGCAGGATATGGAAGAACTTAGACGAAAAGTCAAAACTGGGGCATTAAATGTAATTTTAACGAATGAAGATGATGAGGAAATCGGAAGATTCCCATTCAACCCAGTTGATTTAAATATCGTAAGAAGATACGAAGAAGTTGTTGCTAATTTGGAAAAGATGGAACTTCCAGAGGATGCTACAGAGCAGGATATCTTAGAACTGTCTGACAAATTAGAGGGGCAGATTGATTACTTACTTAACTCTAAAGCTTCTAAGTCTGTATTTGCTATTTGCAATCCGCTAACTCTTACAGAAAGCGGAGATTTCTTCGTCGAGAACATCATCGTGGAGATCGCAGATATTATTGAGCAGGTAACAGAGCAGAGAATTAAGAAGAAACAGGCGAAAATTAAAAGGGCAACGTCTAAATATCACAAATAATGGAAGTTTGGGAACTTCCTACATCCATAGTAGTTGGTGGCATAGATTATGAAATACGCACAGATTTTCGTGCAGTTCTGGACATTTTAAAAACATTCAATGACCCAGACTTTGAGAACGATGAAAAGTGGATTGTTTGCCTTACCATTTTATACGTTGATTTTGGAAATATGCCACCACAAGACTATGAAGAAGCTATTGAAAAAGCCATCGAATTTATTGACATGGGTATCAAAGATGATGGGAAGAAACAATCTCATGTGATGGATTGGGAACATGATGCACCAGTTATCATCCCATCTGTTAACCGTGTACTTGGAAAAGAAATACGAGCTATGCAGTATTTACATTGGTGGACTTTTTTAGGAGCTTACATGGAAATTGGAGAGTCTTTGTTTTCGCAGATTCTTAGTGTTCGCATGAAGAAAGCTAAAAGAAAGAAACTGGAAGACTGGGAAAGAGAGTTCTACAAAGAAAATAAAACGCTTATTGACCTAGATGTTAAATATTCCGAAGAGGAATTAGACGAACAGAAACGTTTGAACGATTTACTGAATGGGAAAGGGGCGTGATTAAATGGCTACACAAAAAGCGGATGGAAGTATTTATATCAAAACAGAAATTGATACAACCGAAGCAAAAGCAAGTGTGAAAGAAATCGCATCCCTTTTAAAACGTTTATCCAATCAAGTAAAAACCATTGGAAAATCAATGGAAAAAGCCATGAGTGGCGGTATAAAAGCACCAGATACAAAAGGCATGGACGTTGTCGAAGAAAAAGCAAAGACCGTGGCTGAGGAACTGGAAAAGACCGCACAGGCAGAAAAGAAGCTAGAAAGCATAGATATTAAATCTAATGCACTAGATACGTTAGATAAAGCTATAGAAAGTACAGGACAGAAGCTTGCAGAGTTAGAAAAAGCACAGATGGATATATTTAACAGAAATCAGAGTGCAACTTCTTCCCCTGCGTTTCAAGCAATGGAAAGTGCAGCGGCTAAACTAGATCAGCAATACGAAGAACTTCTTGCAAAGAAAAAGCAGTTAGAAGCACCAACAGCGAGTACAGACAGTGGTCTACCTAAAAGTGCAAAGCTTACTGGTGGAACAGGTCTTGCAAGCGAAGAGAGTGCAAAAGCATTACAAAAATTAAATGCAGAAATCACAGGTACAGAAACAAGTGTTGAATCCTTAAATACTGATTTAGGGCAGACAACGCAGTTACAGGATGAAATCAGCAATTCAAATATCAAGACAACAGCATATCAGATTCTTGAGGATTCTTTGCAACGTCTTGATACACAGTTTGAACAGGTAGCAACGGCACAGCAAGAAATCTTTGCAAGAAATCAGAACGCAACTTCTTCTCCTGCGTTTTTAGCATTGGAGAGTGCTGCGGAAAAGCTCGGCAGACAATATGACGAATTACTAGCGAAGAAAAAACAGCTAGACAGCGGAACAACAACTGCACAACCAACAGAGAAAGTACGTACTGCACCGATTACAGGAAATTACGCAAAGACAGCATCAGAAGAAAGTGAGAAAGCCTTAAATGCATTAAATAAGGAAATATCTAAGACTGATGCAAAAGAAAGAAGCCTTGTTGGAACAAATGGAAAGTTAGGTTCATCTTATACGAATGTTGGAAGCAAGGTAGCGGAAACAAACGGAAAATTAAGCAAAACAAGAATACTTGCAACACTGTTATCAAGTGGTATTAGTAAGCTTGGAAATGCATTAAAAAAAGTTGGTTCATCCGTTCTTAGTGTAGGAAAGAGAATTGGAAGTCTTGCAACAAGCTTCCTTAATACATCGCAAAGTGCTGATAATGCACGTTTTTCGGTTGGTCGAATGGTTGGTATGAGTATCTTATATTCGACAGTATTTGGAATGATTGGTAAGGTCAATTCTGCGGTAGCAAGCGGTATGCAGAATCTAGCACAGTATTCCAATCGCACAAATGCAGCACTATCATCTTTGATGTCAGCACTGACACGATTAAAAAACAGTTTTGCAACGGCATTTAGTCCGATTCTTACAGCGATAGCCCCTGCATTAGTTACGTTGATTAACTTAATATCAAAAGCATTGACCTATGTAGGAATGTTTATTGCAGCACTGACAGGGCAAAAGACATTTACAAAAGCCGTAGGGGTGCAACAAGACTATGCCGCATCTTTAGGAAGTACAGCATCGGCATCGAATGATGCAGCGAAAGCTAGCAAAAAAAATGCCAATGCCACAAAGAAAGCAAACAAAGAGAACCAGACATATCTATCTGGTCTTGATGAAATCAGACAGTTCCAGAAAAAGAACAAAGACGATTCTGACACAACACCTAGTACCGGTGGTGGCGGTGGCGTAGGTGGTGGCGGTGGTGGACTTAGCCCATCGGATATGTTCCAAGAAGTGCCAATTGCTAGCTCCATCAAAGGAATAGCAGATAAAATCCGAAAGCTGATTAAAGCCGAAGATTGGGAAGGACTTGGAGCATATATCGCAAGCGGTATCAATAAAGGATTGCAAAAAATCTATGATGCTATCAATTGGAATAATGTAGGACCGAAGATAACGTATTTTGTAAATGCATTTACAAGGACATTCAATAGTCTTGTAGATCACATTGACTGGGATTTACTCGGACGAACTGTTGGTGCAGGTATTAATACACTTGTCAATACAATGAATCTCTTAATTGAGGGTATCGACTGGAAAAATCTTGGAACGAAATTTTCAGTAGGATTCCGTGGGTTAGTCAATGAGGTAAATTGGACCAACTTAGGAAATCTGCTTGGAAACAAATTTATGATTGCATGGAATATCTTTAACGGATTTGTTTCTGACATGTCAAGAAAAAGCAATCTTGGGTTGACTGGTTGGGAAGAACTTGGAACATCTCTAGGAAATCTTGTTAATGGAATCTTTGATAAAGTTAATTTCACAACAATTGCCGATACGTTAGTAAAAGGAATCAACGGAGCATTTGCAACGTTAGGAGCGTTTGTAAAGACAGTGGATTGGTCTGGAATTGCAAAGAACATCACTAATGGTCTTAATGCTATGATTCAAGGAATTGATTGGGCAACGGCAGGGCAGACGTTAAGTGATGCAGTGACAAGTCTGTTAGGTGTGTTTGCTAGTGTTGCACAAAACACCGATTGGAATGGACTTGGAAGAGGAATTGGAACATTCCTAAACAATATTGACTGGGGTACAATCTTTAGTCAAGTATTCACAATTATAACAAATGTTCTTGGCGGTTTGATTTCTGGTTTAGCAAGTACAACAGCAGGAAAATTAGCGTTAGCACTTGGTACAGCGATTGGAGCAATCAATTTGGCAGGAAGCTTTTCTAAAATGCTTACTGGAAAAAGCTTATTAGCGAATATCATATTAGCACTTGGAAAATCTGGTGGCGGTGGAATTATTGGAACAATCGCAAGTGGCCTTTCGACAGGATTAGTAGCTATATTTGGTGCAGAGGGAATACTTGCAACAACGTTAATACCTGCGATTGGTTCATTTGTATCTATGATAGGAACAGCATTAAGTGGCTTAGCTGCACTTTTCACTTTTCCGGCAGGAGTTATTGTTGCTGCGATAGTCGCAGGAGTTGCACTTATCGTATTAAACTGGGATAAGGTCAAAGCAGTCGCAGGAAAGGTTGCAGAATTTGCCAAAGGTGCATGGGAAAAATTAAAGAGTGGATTTGATACCGTTGCATCCGGCATAGGAAAAGCAGGAGAAACAATCAAAAAAGGTTGGGAATCTGTGAAAGAAAAAGCAGGAGATTTAAGAGATGGCATCAAAGAAAGAATAGAAAAATTACCAGAAAATGCTCAAACATGGGGACAAGGAATTGTCAACGGACTGCAAGAAAAGATTTCTGGCGGTATTGAAACTGTTAAATCAACAGCAAGTACATTAAGGCATGGGATTGAAGATAATGTAAGCGGTGTCGTTGAAAAGTTTAGACAGTTTGGAAATGACGCAATGTCAAAAATTAGAGATAATCTAAGTGGTCAGAATTTATCAACTGTTAAAGCGAAAGCGGAAGCAGTGAAAAATAGTGTGTCTGACGGATTCAAAGGAGTTATATCTAACTTTGGCACGCATGCAAGCGATGCCATGAAAAATGTCAAGAACACATTTGAAGAGAAGAAGCAAGGCGTTGTTGATAAAGTCGAAAATGTAAGAGACAAGATGGTTGGCGGGCTGAAAAAGCTAAAAAGTTTGATGGCAGGAAACTCTGACAGTCCAGTGAAAGAAGCTATCAGAAAGATGAAAACAGTTTTCTCAGACATGAACTGGGGAAGCGTTGGACTAAATGTTGTAAAGGGAATTGTTCAAGGTGTTGGAAACAATGCATACAGACTTGTAAATAAAATGATGGACCTTGCAAAAGAAGCATGGAACGCAGTAAAAGATTTCTTTGGAATCCATTCTCCATCACGACTTATGAGAGATACAGTAGGTAAGATGATTCCTGCGGGTATCACAGTAGGTTTGGAAAAAGCTTTTCCAGATACGATTGATACATTACTAGATCAGTCAAAGCAGTTGGCGAATGTACCATTTACAGCACCGTATGTAGCAAGTGGAGCGGTAATACCTGCGAAAGCATCCGCAGTGATCGCACAAAAGCAACACAGTACAGATAGCAACAACAATGACGTACTTAATCTACTAGAACAGCTATTATCTGTTATGAAGTCCTTAGAATCAGACAACAGCGGTAACAATGGTGGAGATTATCACTTTACCGCACAAATCAATCGCAGAACGTTATTTGATGAATTTATCGAAGAAGCAAAACTAAGACAAATGAGTAACGGTAGAAACCCATTCAGCCTTGCGTAGAAAGGAGTAGATATGGCACAAGATTATATAAAAATCAACGGTGTGAAAATATGGCAACCAGATTGTGACATAGCTGTAGCACTCGAAACCACGTATACGCAAGGTTCAACAAGGGCACAGTCTGGAAAAGGGAAATTTACACCGATGTTTACGGTAGAGCGTTTCCCATATACAGCTACGGACATTCCAATGTCAGAAGCTTCAAAAATCCTGCAAATGGTAGCAAAAGGAAAACCTTTTGATTTGCATTATTTTTCCGTGTACCACAATGAATGGAGAACGGCAAAGTTTTATGTCGGACAGGTATCGGACATAAAAATACAAACATTGGAGAAAAACAAAGAGAAATTATCTAGTTTTTCGTTTAATGCACAGGGGGTTAACCCGATATGATAAATGTAAGTAATGAATTTAAAAAATTAATGGAAGAACGGCAGGACTTTAAATGCAATGCAGAAGTAACACTTGCAAATGGAACGGTCTTGACGTTTGGAGAAGATGATTTTTCAATAGATAACAATAGTCTTGTTGATTCGGCAGGTGCCAACACCATTCCTTTAGGTGTTGCACTCAGCCGTAATGTACAATTAGAAATTATGAATGACGATGATCACTTGTCTAATTATGATTTCTTCGGAGCAAAAATCCGATTGTATCTTACGTTTGAATTATCATCTGCAACCGAAAAAATTGAATACGGTACATTTACTGTTACACAGCCAGAAACATACGGAAATGTAGTTACGATTGTTGGACATGATGATATGTACAAGGCTGATAAGTCATACAGCACATCGTTGACATTCCCTGCGACAGCAAAGAGTGTGTTAATTGATAGCTGTGATACCTGCGGTATCTTGATTGGAAATAGTAACTTTTTACATAACGATTTCCAGATACCAACCATGCCGTCTAGCGAGTACACACACCGACAAATTATAGGTTTTATAGCTATGATTGCCTGCGGAAACGCAAGAATTGACCGTACAGGACATTTACAGATAATGACCTATGATTTTAATTACAATAGCGGTAATGTTCATACTTTGACCGATTACAACACTCTGACGAATGATACAAACGATGTGCAGGTAACAGGCGTGCAAATGACACGTACTGTCAAAAAAGTTACAACTGACGAAGAGGGAAATGAGAATGAAGAAGATGTTGAAGAAACTGTAAAAGTAGGTGCAGACAGCTATATCTTATCTTTGGAGAATCCACTTGTAAAAGGACATGAAGAAACACTTGTTTCTTGGGTTTATGACAAATTTAAAGCAGTGACATTCCGTGGATTTACGATGGATTACATATCTTATCCAATAGCTGAGTTTATGGACAAGATAAAGGTCACAGATTGGCGAGGGAAAAGCTTCTATTCAGTGTTAACTGATGTAAACTTTGTATTCTTTGGGTATACAACACTACAAAACAGTGCAGAATCTCCAATGAGAAATCAAAGCAATTACACGTCAAGCGAACAAAAAGCACTGATTCAAGGAAAAGAATTAGTTGAACGTGAAAAGACAAATCGTGAAATTGCAGTTAAAAAGTTAAATGATACATTAAAAAACAGCTCTGGCATGTATTCTACAGCAGAAAAACAACCAGACGGCTCTACTATTTACTATTTGCACGATAAACCAACAATCGCAGAATCACAGAATGTTATCAAACTAACAGCCGAAGCAATTGGTTTTTCCACGGATGGCGGTAAAACGTATCCATATGGTTTTGCAATCACAGGCGAAATGATAACAAGATTGCTTTATGTAGAGGGAATTAATGCAGATTATATTAATACTGGTGCAATTACTGTCAAAGATAGTGCAGGAAACATTATCTTTCAAGTTGATATGGATACCGGCAAGGTAGTTATCAGCGGAGACAACATTTCTATCGGCGGGAAGAAATTAACCGAAGAAATTGAGGATATAAAAAAGGCAGGAAATCTAATCCTTAAGATGGATAACGAATACCAAGGTATTAGTGTAGATCACGAGGGAAATTATGTGAAATTTCCAAAAGTGACGTTTACAGTACAGACGTTTTGGGGGCAGACGGACGTAACAAAAGATACTACCTTTTCTTTTGCAAAATCTGACGGTGTAAACGGTACGTTTGATACATCTAGTAAAGTTTATACAGTGTCAAGTCTTACAACGGATACTGGATGGATAGATGTTACTGCAACATATATGACGTATACAGCGAAGAAGCGTTTTAATATCGCAAAGATACGTGACGGTAGTCCGGGCAGAGTGTACTTGTTAGAACCATCCATAAACATTCTGAAAAAAGCACAGGATGGAAGTACAACACCAGATGAAATGACATTTAAGGCATATTACAGAGATGGTACAAACTCAGCGAAAGTTGAATATCAAGGAATCTTTGTAGTGGAAGAATCAAAAGATGGAAAGACATGGACTAAAACTTATGAAAGTTCAAGTACTGAAAGTTCATTGACGTATTCTTTCTATAATTGCTTAGAGGTCAAGACAGACGATTATCTGACAACCAATGCAGGAAGTATGATTGTGGTCAGCAAACGGAGCATGAAAGATGTGTTGTATATACGATGCAGGCTGTATACAGCAGATAAAAAGACCGTACTTGACGAAGAATCAATACCGTTGGTTATGGACGTTGAAGCACTGACACACGAAGATATATTTAATCTGTTGACGAATAATGGAGCGTGGCAAGGTATTTATCGTGGGTCTGATGGAAAGCTGTATATAAATTTTACTTATGGAAGAGGTGGAGTGTTAAATTTAGGTGGGAAAGCTACCACATATGGAAACGGAGAACTGCATGTTTACAATATGTGGGATCAAGAAATTGTGACGGTAGACACTAGAGGGATTTTGGTGTCGAATTATGTCCTACAAATCGATAAAACTCCACAATCATATATATGCTTGCTGCCAGAATTATTCAATGAAGGAATGTACGTTTCTAAAAGTAAGGACGGGACAGGAAAAGCTTCAATAGTAAAACACGATCGTATAAAAGTTAAAAATTCAGAAAACAGTGTTGGCGCGCCATTTGACTGGGAATCAACAGAGACAAATATAGATTATGAAAGCATATTAATATCTCACGGATTAAACAGTACAGAAAAAGGTCAATTTTATGTAAGTATAGGAGAAAAAAAAGAATTTTTTGTTTCTGACTTGGATTCATCATTTTATGGAAATGTAGATATTTCTGGTGGAAATTTGTCTGTTTCTAAAGATTTTAGTTGTGCAGGGACGAAAAAGAGAATAGTTGATACTGAAAATTACGATATTCGTTCACAGTATTGCTATGAGACAGCAACTCCAATGTTTGGAGATATTGGAACGGCACAAACCGATGAAACTGGAGAATGTTATATAAACATTGATGATATATTTGCAGAAACAGTAAACACAGGTGTTGAGTACCAAGTATTCTTGCAGAAAGAGGGAAAAGGCGACTTATGGGTAAAAGAAAAGACTGACAGTTACTTTATCGTAAAAGGTACTGAAAATCTTAAGTTTTCATGGGAAATCAAAGCAATTCAGAGAGATTATGAGTTTGAACGACTTGAAAAATTCGACAACTCAGAGAAAGAAGAAGTAATTGACTACGAGAAAGAATACATGGAAGAAATCAATGATTTAATTAAAGAGCAGGAGGAAATATTAAATGAAACAGTTGAGTAGCTTTATGGTATTAAACATTGACGGTGGAGACAGAGTAACATATACATACAACAAGATTGACGATAGCACAGGCGAACCAATCAGCAGAAATAATAAGGGTAATTTTTATATAGTGGACAATGAACTCAAAGAGCATGTCAAAGCTATTAGAGACTTTATCAAGGATAACAAACTGAACGATTAAGAGTAATATTATGGCAATTAATATACCTTTAGTACATATCACTATTTATCATTGTTTTTTGTATGCAATTAGAACTTTTGCAAGAATCATTAGGTCAAGATGTAAAACCTAAAAGTTAAGATTTTGGTCTAATCTGGAAGCGTTGGTCAAACGGTAGAAGTGCCGATTGTAGAAAGTATCGAAGCATTATCCGATGGTAAATTAAGGAGGGCATATGAACGTAGATATGACGTTTTCCGTGTTGTCGGAAAATCTTAGCACAAAAATAAATACAATCACTACAGAAGTAAAAGAGGTGGATGCAAATGGCAAAGATAAATGATTTACCGCTATTGTCTAATCCGACAGAAGATATGTATTGTCTGGTTGGAAAAGAGGATTTACAAAAAGTACCGTGGTCTGCGATTATGGGGCAGATTGGAGCACCTTATATTGCAACTACTGTCGCAGGTATGACAGACAAAACAAGAGTCTATGTCTATCAAGGTAGTGAGCCTGGTTATACAAGTGGCAATTGGTATTACTGGAATGGGTCTGCATGGACTTCTGGTGGTATTTATAATTCGGCCGCGGTAAACACAGATAAAACACTTACACAATCAGATAAGCCTGCGGATTCGGCTGTAGTTGGAAAGGAAATTGGTTCACTAAAGGAATCTATAAAAGACATCATCACCAAGACACCGACTGAAGAAAAGACGGATGTTGAAGCAACAGAAATCATAAATGGGAGTATTATCTTAAGCAGTGGTAATCTGTCAACAAATCAGTACACAACAAGGTATGTGGCAAACAGATACGACAATGTAAATCGTGGAAAGTATGAAGCACACGGATATGCACAAGGAAACCAGTGTCTTTATGTGGTGAAAAAAGGTGATGAAGTTAAAGCATATCAGAAGGTTGGTGACACGATTGATGTGGCAGGGACGAAAACACTTGATTTAACCATAGAAGAAGATGGTTGCACAGTGTATATCGGTGCTTATGAGAACATTGTTGGATGGTTGAAGAAATACGAAGAGAAGAAAACACTTAATAACAATATTGAAGTACCGCAGATTGACATTGCTAAAATCACAAAATCAAATCTGTATGGGAAGAAAGTAACACTGAACGGTGACTCAATAGCGTACGGTCAAGGCACTGGAGGCACTGGATTCATGGATTACATTGCCAAAAAGTACAGTATGACACTTGATAAAAAAGCAGTTAGCGGTGGAACTATCGCAGATTTATCTAAAAGATATCCAAACAAACATTGTATTTGTAATACAGTATCTGATATGGCAAAAGATGCTGATTATGCTATATTCGAGGGTGGATATAACGATTGGTATTTATGGTCACAGATAGGTGCAATTACAGATACAATGTCTGCTGATTTAGATACTTCTAAGTTCTATGGGGCACTGGAAAGCATTTGTAGGCAAGCACTTAACATATGGAAAGGTAAAAAAATTGGGTTCGTGATTACTCATAAAATCAACGATGCATGGAGAATACAAAAACAAGAAGGAAACACATATCCTACTCTTGAAGGCTATTACGATGCAATCCGTAAAGTATGTGAGAAGTATTCAATACCATATCTTGATTTATCAAAGGTTAGCAGATTTAATACTGAATTAGCAGATTATAAACTATACACATATAATTCAGATGGTATCCACCTAATAGAAGAAGGGTATGAAATTTTCTATGTTCCGTTGATTGAAAGATGGATGGAGCAATTATAAAAACCTCAACAATTTGAAAAGATAATGGCAATATTAGTTAACTAAAGCAACCTTTGATTAATCAAAAGAAGTTTTATCAAGTATAAAAAACCCCCTACAAACTGTAGGGGGAAAGTATAAAATTGAAGATTAAGTATGAAAAATCTTCAAATACATATTAACATATATTTCCATAAAATGAAAGGAGAAATTATGAATCTTAAATTACGTTTCAAGAATAAAGCAACATTAGTAGCATTGGCTTCTGCCTTA